TGGAGGGGATGTTCTTGGTGGAAGTAAAGGAACAGCTTTAGGTGCAGGGCCGACAGGAACAAATTATTCTCAAGCTAATCAGCCTACAAAGTTTCCATCTGAAAATAAAATTGGAAAAATAAATATTTCAATCGAACCTTTAGAATTAAAATCATTGAATATTTATGATGAAGAGCTTGAGGGGGTCTCTTCTTCCGTAAGCCCTTTTCAGGAAGCCAGATTGAAGCTGAAAAAGACCCAATTACTAAAAAGTGGATGAAATGGTCTAATGATGCTTTAATCTATGAAAAGAAATGGTTAAAAGAAATAAAATTAATTTTTGAAGAGTTAGAAAAAGAAGTAGCAGATAAATTTGCTGAATTAAAAGTTGATGAAAATGGTGTACTAATTGAAATCCCAAAACAAGATATGTTTTTTGATAGAAAAGTGGCAATAGATAAGTTGGCAGGAAAAGGTGTTATTTTAATGAAGGATACTGTGCAGTTTTTTGGTAATAGAGCAATTAAGGAGATAGTGGAAGATGCCAAAAAAGAAGCCGAATGAAATTTTACAAATAACTCAAACTCAATTTGAAGGATTAATTTCATTTTCTTTTGATTTGGAAAATTCTTCTGCTTTGGCATATCTTAATACAAGACCTTATGAGTTTGCACAAGAATCCGTTGATACTATGTTAAAAGATTTAAGAAATATTTGGAATGATTATTTAATAATTGGGATAAAAGAAGGTTGGACGATAGAAGAATTAACACAAAAGGTTCAGGAAGTGTTTAGAGGAACTGAAAGAAATGAGTGGTGGAGAGCAGAAAGAATAGCACGGACCGAATCTGTTGGTGCAGCGAATATGGGTGCTGAATCTTCTTATAATCAAGCTAAAGTGCCGTATAAAACTTGGGTAACAATGAGAGATGGTAAAGTTAGACGAAATCATATACCAATGGATAATGTTTCTGTTCCTACGTCAGATGTATTTATTCTTCCTGATGGGGCAAAAATGAAATGTCCTGGTGATCCTGCTGGTGGGCCACAAAATACGGCAAATGACAGATGCACATTACTTGGAGATTTTGCTCCACCATCTTCAGCAAACGGAAGAAAATCATTATTTAATAAAAAGTAAAAAATTTGAAAATAAATTTTTTTATGTTAATCTATTAATTAATAGTATGTGGAGGAAATTTATGGAAGAAGAAATTAGTAAAAAAGTACCAAAACCAAAAAAAGGTGAAACAAAAGATAAATTTATTTCTAGAACTATTGAGTTTCTTGTTGGGGAAGGAATGGAACAAGAGCAAGCATCAGGCATTGCTTATTCCCAATGGGGTAAAAAAGGAAAAGTTAAAAAAACTCAATATGATTTTATTAAAAGTATTCCAATGGATATGTCTTTAAATGAAATTAGGGATGCCCTTTATGATGCAGTTAGGATTTTTCGTAATGAAAATAAAAATATTGAGTGGAATGATATATACGATATTTATTTAGATGGTTCTTGTATTGTTCATTTTTCTTATAAAGATGACACTCCAGGAAAATATTTTAGTTATGATTATTCATTTAATGAAAAAGATGAAGCTATTTTAACTAATCCTGTGGAAGTAAAACTTGAACAGAGTTGGGAAGAAGTTGATAAAAAAGAATTTGGAAAAGAAAAAACTATTTTTAAAGTAGATAAGGCAAAACATTTAGTTTATGGTGTAGTGCTTGCCCCTAATGAGGAAGATGCTCAAGGGGATATAATTAATGAAGATGAGATTGAAAAAACTGCACATAAGTTTATGGAAGATTATAGAGATCAAGTTTCTGAAATGGGAATCATGCACAAGAAAACAACCCCTCATGTAGTAATGGTTGAAAATTATGTGGCTCCTTCTGATTTTGAATTAAATGGAGAAACAGTTACAAAAGGTTCTTGGGTTATGGTTTCTAAAGTAAAAAATAAAGATATTTGGAAGAAAGTCGAAGATGGTGAATTTACTGGATATAGTATTGGTGGTAAAGGAAAGCGGGTTCCAGTTAAACAGGAGGAATAAAGGATGGGAAAATTAAACCGGAGGGTTAAAACCAATAAATTATTTGATGTGGAGGTAAACGAAGTATCATTGGTTGATAAACCCGCTAACTTGAAACCTTTTTTACTTTATAAAAGGGATGGGGGTTTAGATATGAAGATAGATGAAAAAGAAGAAGATAAGAAAACTGAACTTGAAAAAAAAGAGGACGTAAAAGCAGAAGTTAATGTTATTGAAAAGAAAGATATGGATGAGGATGCTTTGGTAAAAGAATTTTCAGAAACTATGGAAGTTATTAAGACCGGGAAAAAGATTTCTAAAAAGAATGTTGATTTGATTAAAAATGCCATCTCTACTTTGCAAGCTATTTTAATGGAATTGGAAGATGCAAAGATAGAAGATACAAAAAAAGTAGAAGAGAAAAAAGAAGTAGAAAAGAAGGAAGAAAAAGAAGAAGATAAAAAAGAGGAAAAAGTTGAAGATTCTTTACTTAAAGAATATAATGAAATGACAGAGGAAAAACAAAAGGAAGTAGATAACTTAATAATTTCCCTTAGTGCTAAAATTGATACCTTGACTGCTAGTAAATAATGCAAGGATATATAGGAGGAGTTAAAATGTCTGATCTTTTAAAATTAATTCACGATTTATCTGAAAAAGTTGATAAGGTACAGAAAGACGTTATTGAAAAAGCTAACGTTGAGCTTATGGTTAAGGATATTATGGACAAACAGAAGAAAATACCTGTTCGTAAATCCTTATTTGAAATTCCTATTATCAATGAAGGTCGTGCGGTAACTGTGCAGAAAAGAATTACTTTACCTGCTAAAACTGATTTTGACCGTGAGCTACAGGAATTGAATGATAACATCTATATTACCAGCAATATTCTTAAAGTGCATCCTACACAGCTTGCTATGTGGCAGGAATTTCAGGCTGGTGATAGTGAACTTAAAAAAGCTCTTGATACAGCTACTTCAGGGGAAGGTTCTGATTGGATTCCAACAGGATTCTCCGCAAGTTTGATTGATTTGGTTCGGGTACAGTTAAAAGTGGCTAATTTATTTAGACGAATTACCATGCCAACCAATCCATTTAAATTTCCTGTTGTGTCTGCTGATGCTACTGGGTATTTACAGTCTGAATCTATTGCAGATGAAGCTTCAAAACTTCGGGCATCTACCCCAACAACTACTAACCTAGAGCTTTCTGCTGTTAAGTTGGCTGCTAGAACATTATTCTCTGAAGAAATTAGTGAAGATAGTATTGTTCCTATTCTTCCTTGGCTTCGTGAACAGATTGTTTTGGCTTTGGCTACTGCTGAAGAAAAAGCAGTTATTAATGGTGATACTTCTACTATTCACCAGGATTCCAATGTTACAGCTGCTTATGATGCACAAAAAGCATGGACTGGCCTTCGTAAATTGGTTGTGAGTGGAGCTAAAGTGGATTGTGGCACCTTTAACCTTGATAATCTTCGTAGTGTTCGTAAAGAATTGGGAAAATACGGAGTTGATCCTTCCAAACTTGCTTATATTGTTGGTCTTAGTGGGTATATTCAGCTTTTGGGAATTAAAGATAGTTCCAGTAATCAGGTGGTTACTACTGTTGATAAGTACGGCCCAAATGCTACTATCCTCACTGGTGAACTTGGCAAGATTGATGGTTCCCCAATTATTGTTAGTGAGAATGTATATGAAAATTTAAATGCGTCTGGCGTCTATGATGGTACTACTACTACAAAAACTATTATGCTTTTGGCATACACACCTGCTTTTATTATTGGTGATCGTAGGAGAGTAACTGTTAAAACTGCCGCCGATATTGAAACCGATCAGCAGATTCTTGTGGCTACACAGAGATTGGATTTCCATCCTTTCTATGCTACAACTGAAACTATGGTTGGTCTTGCTTATAATATTACTGCATAAGCAGTTTTGATTTAGGGAGAGGATATATTTTAGAGTCCTCTCCCTTGTGTAATGGAGGATAGAATGACTCTTGAGGCTTTGACTGATCTTGATGTTGCTTTTGGGTGGGATACCACACAATCTGGTGTAGCAGATTTAAAATCTGTTGTTATGGAAGCTCGTGGATTGCAGTTGACCGTAGTAAGTGGACAGTGTAATGGTGGAGTGGCTATGACTGTATCTGGTATTACCACTTCTGATACAATTATTGCTGCTTGGGAACTTCCTACTGGTTCTCCTACTGGTTCTACCATTGTTAATAGAACTGCTAGTACACAGGTAACAGCAGCTAGCACCGTTACTTGTAATGAAGGACTTAGTTCAACTTCATTATTTTTTGTTCTTTGGTTTGATAAAACTGGCCGGTAAGTAGTTGTTTTTATTAGATAATATGGGGGAAATCCCCCATATTATCTACAATAAAATATAAAGAAAGGATTTTCCTGCCTTAATTTTTTAATAAAAAATAAATTAATTAATTATAATAATTTTTTATTACAAGGCAGAAATTTGTGCTTATGCCAAAAGGTGTTTATGTTAGGACAGATTCTCATAGACAAAGTATCTCTAAAGGAAGATTAAAATGGGCAAAAGAAAATCCAGAAATTTCTCATAAAATTTGTTCTATTGCTGGAAAAAATAGCGCAAGAAAAAATAATACACTTAAAGATTTGTGGAAAAATAATAGAAATAGGATGATGGAAAGTGTAGATAAAAATCATTACATTTCGGGAATAAAAAGCAATTCTTTAAAAAATTTATGGAAAAATGATCGAGAAAAAATGTTAAAAGTTGCTTCAGAAGCAGGAAAAATTGGAGGTAAAAATAATTGGGGGAACAATCGTGAAAAAATGTTAAAAGTAGTTGTAAAAGCAGGAAAAATAGGTGGTCCTATATCAATTAAAAAACAACAAAAACTTAATCCAAGTCCTATTGAGCTGATTGTTAGAAATTATTTAGATAAACATAAAATTAAACATAGAGATAATGTATGGTTTCCGTATAAGGGAACAAAAAGAGAAGCTGATATTATTATTTTAAAGTATAATCTTATTGTTGAGTGTGATGGGTTTAGACATATTAATCCAAAAGAAAAAGAAAATGATAAAATTAAAAATAAACTTTTTAATAAATTAGGATATAATGTTTTAAGATTAACCGGGTCAGAAATAAGAGACAATTCCTTTATTGATAAATTATTAAATAAAATAAATCAAATACAAACAAAAAGCAAAAAAGGAGGAGCTGATGGCGCTTAATCGTAGAGAAGTATCTGAAAAAGAAAATAAAGAAAAAGTAGAAAATGTAATTACAGAATTTGTTAAAGATAGCAAAACAAAAAAATTGGATATATATGAGTTGCGGGATTTCTTAGCACGAATCGGAGAAAGTGGTTTGGTGTATGAAATAAATAAATGCTTGACTTTTTATGAAAAAGTAAAAGGGGATGAAAAATGGAAAACATCAAAATTAGTTAAATTAAAAGCTAATACTTATCATAATGCAGGAAAATGGAAAGTTGCTAAAGGTGATACTGTGGAACTTCCTGAC